TTTAACTTACTTGAACTAGATAATGGTCAGTTCTGTTTATATCCCAACAATAGAATGAGAGTGTATGACAATTCACTTACACCTAAAGAACCAAAGATGCCAGATTTTAAAGTTAGCACAGAATATTATCAAGTTGAAAATGGATACGAGTATAGACTTGGAGACACAGACGAATATTTTTGGGACAAAAAATAATGGATTTAGTTGACTTTTCACAAAAATTATACAAATTATTAAAAGAACGTGAGGATGATATTATCATCACGCTGACAACTGGTGCAGTTCAAAATCATGAACAGTACAAGCAGCTAGTAGGTGAGTTACAAGGACTCTCATATACTAGAGATCAAATGAAGTCCTTGCTGGAAGGAAAAATTGATGACGAAGACCTTATACGTACCTGATTATTTAAAGGATCAGCTAGAAAAAAACAAACCTCAAACAGAAGACCTCAAACTAAAAGAAAGATTGCCTCAACCAACTGGTTGGCGAGTTCTTGTCATGCCTTATAAAGGTCGTGAAAAGACTGAAGGCGGTATTCATCTACCCGATGCAGTTCGAGATAGAGAAGCATTAGCAACAGTTGTTGCTTATGTTTTAAAAGTCGGACCGCTTGCTTATCAAGATAAAGATAAGTTTGGTGATGGTGAGCCTTGGTGCAAAGAGGGCGACTGGATTTGCATAGGCAGATATTCTGGATCAAGATTTAGAATAGATGGCGGTGAGGTAAGAATAATAAATGATGACGAAGTTATTGCAACTATCGTTGATCCCGAAGACATTCAGCATATATAAGGAGTAATTATGGCTACAATAGAATCAAATGCAGTAAAAAAAGAAGATGTTTCACGTGAAACATCAGAAGAAAAACCTGTAGAAGTTGAACTTCCGTTAGAAACTGTAGAGAAAACTGAAGAAAAACCTCAAGAGAAATCAGAAGAAAAACCAGAGAAAAAAGACGAAGAGCTTAACGAATACAGTAAAAACGTTCAAAAAAGAATAAATCAAATCACTGATCGTTACAGAAAAGAACAAAGAGATAAAGAAGAAGCAGTTAGACTTGCAGAAACTTTAAAATCTGAGAATGAAAAACTCCAAACACAGATATCTAACCTTGATAAAGGTTACATAAATGAGTATGGAACTCGTATTGAATCTCAACTAGCATCTGCATCTGATGCTTTGAAAAAGGCATTAGAGGTAAATGACGCTGAAGCAATAGTTAAAGCTAATCAAGCAATTGCCAAAGCTACAATAGAACAAGAAAGACATCGTTTAGCCAAGGAAAGACAAGAATCTCAACCAGAAATAAAGCCTCAAGAGCAGACTCAGCCTCAAGCACAACCAGAGGCACAAGTCGATCCAAAGGCAAAAGCGTGGGCTGAAAAAAATCCTTGGTTTGGTGAAGATCAAGAAATGACTATGCTTGCCATGGGTCTTGATAAAAAATTAAAACAAGAAGGATTTGACCCGCAGAGCGATGAATACTATACTGAAATTGATAAACGAATTAGGATGCGTTTTCCTGAAGAGTTTGAAGAAGAAAAAACGAGTAGTGCTAACAGGGTCGCTCCT